CCAAAATATCCACTATGCTTATCATATTCATCTTAGTCGCCACCGTGTACTTTTGCACCACATTGGTGGTGGGCTTGGGAAATATGAGAAACATTGCCCTGAATATGGTTACCAGTGCCGTCTGGCACCTTGTCGTAGGCTTGGACTATTGCCTACTCAAAGTCATTAAGTTCCTCAGCCAAGGACGTGATTTTATTGCGCGATATGAGGTTGCAGTTCGTGAGCACCGTGATACCGTCGTTGTTGACCTTGTCCAGAAATGGATGGAGGACAAGCTCGACGAGTGTGATCGGTATGTTCACGGGTGCGCCCGTGCAGTGCATTTGGTCATATCTAAGGTGGGACTGCGACCGCGTAATCCGATGGCGGTCGAGTCCATTCAGAGAGCCATCAGAGATAATCTGTTGGCCATGAAGCGGAAGGACTTGGGACTGATTGGGTGGAGTGAGGACGAAGAGTTGTATGATATTTCGGACATTAGTTATTGGTCCGAAGTAGGGACGCAGTTTTATTTCAACCCTCCATATCATGTGAGAGCTGGTATGGACGTGTTGCCGGGTTTTCATTAAGGGGTTTGGTTCGGCTTGAGGGAGTGGAAACACAGGTTGACTTTACTGACAATCTCCACCCCAACATAGCCATTGGACCGCCGTCTCGGCCCCGAGACCCGCAAAGATGGGCATTCACCTTGGATGCCCCTCGACCAGAGAATGGATTCTCCGTGCACAATAATTCATTGAATAACCTCTTACGAGGTTTGAATGAACGTGTGTTCTACATTGACAATAAGCGTACGCCCCCGCAACAGCCGATTGAGAATGCATTTGAGAGTCTCCTCAGTTTTGAGAGAGACTTCCGAGTGTGTCAACTCAGGCCGTGGTCACTGGAGACGTTTGCTGAATCGTATACTGGTGGACAGTATAAACGATATCGGCGAGCGGTTGACAGTTTGGCTTTAATGCCGTTGACCCGACGGGATTGTAGTGTGTCGACTTTTGTCAAATGTGAGAAGATCAACTTCAGTAAGAAAGTAGACCCAGCTCCCCGGGTCATCCAGCCGCGTAACCCACGTTTCAATGCTGCCATAGGCAGATTCATTAAACCTTTAGAAAAACTGGTTTATAAGCGTCTGAACCGACTTTACCACTATCCAAGTGTGGCAAAAGGGTTCAACGTTTATCAAACTGGCGACATATTGAAATGTAAATGGGAAATGTTTAAACAACCCTGTG